CGATCTAGATGTACCAGGATTCACCATCACCAACCAATTCCCCCAATTTTTTCCAACACAACACCACAATGACATAGACAACCATAATTGTAAAATAAAACCAACAACGACAAAATAGAAATGTTCCAAAATTGTAAACATCAACCAATAATGGAACAGTCATATAAAATGTAAATATTAGGTAAAACTTAATGTATACACCAACAACATTGCGATAAAAATCCCATCCCCCGTAGGGGACAGGATGCATGATTTTTAAAAATTTATTCCTTTCTTTAATATTTATTATCTTAGATATAATCTAATGTCCACTTGTGTAGTCGCTTTAAATGTGATACCATCGTTAGCAACTGTCATTGTAATTTTATTTCCATCCTTTAAAGTAATAGTACCAGACCCAGACATTGAGTATCTAATACCATCATGACCGATGATGTATTCTGTGAAACGAGTCCATCCACTGTTTCTGTCACATTTACACTTTTCAAATATGTTATATTTTTTACCACCTGTAGTGCAAGTAACGATTCCACAGTCAATTCCATTTATTAAAGTAACGGGTGCAGAATCAGGTAGTATATAGCCAACATAGTCATAAGACCCGATAATTGACTGGGCGCATCGTATCGCATAGTCAAACGTATTTTCGGAAATATCTCTGATGTAACAGATACTATGTGAACAATTAAATAAAATCGTTTGCGTGTGAGTGGTAGGAACAGCATGAATGGAGTTTAGAGTACCGTGGAAATTGTCTACTACAAAGAATGAATTTTCGGTTATTCCATTATTAACTTGTAATGAACTAAAAACTCCGCTAGCCCCTCTAACTGAAAATGCGTCAACGATAGCATTATTTCCGTTTAAAATCGCAATTCCATTTCCTCTGATTGAACCGCAAGTATATTCTGTATCAGTTTTAGTGACATTAATAGTTACACCTCTTTGACCTAATGCCTGTAAAGCATATGACGCGAAAATTGCTTCCCATAAATCATAGAACGGCTTCTCTTTTGTACCTCTTACGAAATAAAATTCTGCATTATTTACGGTAAGAGTAGGGTGGTCGTTATATGTGTCTACATTATCAATGTCAACACATTCTGGTTTAGACAGATTGTATTTTGAAAACTGTAAAATAGCTGTCGGTCTAGCGGCATCAGGTAAGTTGAAAGTTGAGAAGAAGTGAGCGACACCTGTTCTTTCATCAATCTGCATATCTTCTAGTTCTTTTACTCTGAATAATCCTGCAAATGGATAAGTATTATATGACGCTAAAACTTTTCCCTTTAAATCAGTTATAATGATTCCACTAGGTTCTGAAATTGGATAAAACAACATATTATCATAATATCCCATTCCTTGTGCTGTATAAGAAAAACTAACGTCTGGTGCACCTGCAATTCTAACAGCGGTAAATGAACTAGGGTCAGTATCACTATTCGGAGTCAATTCGTAAACATCCCACCATCTACCTCTACCGTACATTTTACCATTCACACGGTCAATTGTAATGGCAACCAAAGAATCGCCTGAAACTAACCCATTTACACTGGCAACACCTCGTTCCGTGCCATTTGGCGCAAGTTTTATTAATCCATTCCATGTACCATCCAGTTTCCATGATGTAATCCAGAACATTCCCCATCCATAATCTGCACCGTTAGCGTGACCGACATCCGTTCTCACAACTTTATTTTTCAGAATACCCTCCATCGTGTAAAAGAGTATATCACAAGTTGTTTCATCAGCATCACGCAAGCATACCATGATAGTATCATCAGACCTTGCAAAACCTTGAGCATAACGAGAATCAGTGGAACGGAATTTCTGTGTACCCTCATTAGTAAGATAGAGTAAATTGTTCATATCATTACTAAGATTTAAAATATCAACACTTCGTTCTGGTGATGATACAATAAAGTGACCGCTTTCCGAATGTAATTCAGGTGTTTTCTTGAAATTGGAATTATAATCACCGTTAAAATGATTATCTGTGTTTCCGTTTACTGTGTAAGTTTCATCACCATTTACACTTTCGGTTTTATTGCCTGCAATATCAATCGTTTTATCGGCTGTATAAATTTCATTGCTATTGCCGTGAACTGTTTTAACTTCTGTTTCTAAAATTTCTTCAGTTTTTTCATTGATAGTTTCGTCTAATTTATTGTAAATATTAGTTCGACTTTCTGTATTTTCTGTAAAGTCTCCGCTAACGGCTAAATTAATATTTTTAATATTAGAAGAAACGGTATTTCTGCTAATTTTTTCTGTTAATCCTAATCGTATATTATTGTCAGACCCATTATCCTCATAAGTGAAATCTGCCACAATTCCGCTAGTGTAGTCAATTTCAATATTACAATTTTTGCATCCTGTCAGTTTGACTAATTTAGACAATGTTGGATGAATGTTATTATATAATCCTTTTATAATATGACCGTTACCATTATTAATAGTGATACAATCTGTGACGTTAGCAAAATCAGATGTGAAGTAAATATTATCCATCTGAATTCCCTCTCCGTCAGTAATTGATAGCGCCGCTTTTCGATATTGTGACAATACAATATCTGATAATTGAGAATGAGAATGTACATCCTTTAAATCTAGTGCGGTGGATGCATTATGAATTATTAAGTTAGTCAATAATAAATTACTAACATTGTTTACGGTTGTAATTGTAGGAACTTCCTGCGTCTGGTTATCTGAATTTCCATCAAAACCTAAATTAGAAATTTGATGATTTGAACCAGAGATATTGAGTAAAAATTTATTAGTATCTTTAGGTTTCAACATAATTTTACTTTTGTATCTGTCAAAACCATACATGCTTACATTTTCAGGCAATGTGAGCGGAGAAGTGAAAAATGTTCCAACAGGAAAATAGATTGCTCCACCACCTCTTTCGGATGCATAATTAATACATCCCTGAATTGCGTCATAATCATCCGAAGAGCCATCACCTACAGCAGGTGTTATTCCATTTGGTGGATATTTTACATTTAAAATGTAAGTGGCAAGAATTTCCTGTACAATTTCCCCGATTTTTCCGCTATTAATATATTCCAGAATTAATTTCATCATATACTCAGGAATGATGTTATTATTTTTTACTAAATCATTTAGAGTCTCAGTTACTTTTGCAAGAGTTTCATAATATGATATACTATCATCATATACTAACGGCAAAATTTTATAACACCAACCACGAACAGTGGAAAGCATTTTAAAATCAGCGTCAGTGAATCCATTTAAATCAATATCGTTGATATTCGGTAAATCGTTCATTTTATACCCCCTTACCATAATTGAAAAAATAATTCTTCGAGTTCTTCGATTATCATCATATCAATATTTAAAAATATATCTCTATATTCTTTTATCATTTGCGGATAAGTTTTAGAACCTGTTTTTCCGCTGATATGTTGAAGATAATCGTTTATATTATTAATTTCATTGCTACTTTTAGTATTAGAATTTAATGTATTTGTATTAGAAGAAGTCCCATGAGTTTCTCCAGTGGTTTTAGCTGTTGCACTAGAACTGCCATTTTCCGTGGTACTATCTTCATGACTACCGTCTTTCATTCTAGCATTCGTCAAATAGCGGTCATTTTTAACGTTAGTCAAAGAACCTTGCGGTGTATCACTATATTTATCATAGTCAGTGTTAGTGCCGTTATTTGTTCGTGTGCTATTATTAGTAGTTTTTTCTGTACTGTCATTTCCTGTTGTAATATTATCCGTTCCGTTTGAAGTGCTATCACTTTTGGATGTTGCGTCCCCCGTAGATTTACTATTAAAATTAGTGTCAGCTTTGGTGTATAAATCAATATCAATCAAAGGATTATATTCTAATAATGTACTTTTATAATATTGATTATATAACGGCATAATCTCATTTAGTTTTGTTTCTAAATTCATTTGCCACAGTCCCACAGTTTCAAAACCAATTTCACGAGTATAAAAATGGCGCAATATCTTCTTTTCAAGAATCATGCGATAATCTTCGTCAAAAATCGGAAAATCGAAATTAAAAATTTCGGGTATTGCCTTTTCTAAAATTTCATTAATTTTAGAAGCACCAACACTCTCTTTTAATCCAGCTTTTGTTTCCACAATATATCTAACTTCGGTTGTGTATTTACTCATAAAATTTCACCGTCCCATTAAGAAAAAGATTTCGTTCGCTTTTTCTTCTACGAACTAAACCACGATACACTTTTCCATCTGCTTTATTATACAATAACATTTTAGTAGCAATGACTTTTTTAGTTCTTTTTCCGTTATTGGTTAATTGACGGATAGACCCTATATTATAGCAAAAGGAAACTAATGCGTCAACCTCGTTTTGTGAAAAATGATATTTTTTATCATATTTCAACACTAATGGAAGATACTTTCTGATAAGGGACTTTCGGAGCCATTTATCAGCTGTTTTTTGTGAAATTTTCTGTCCCCTTTTAATAGTCGCGCCTGTTATCTTTTTATCTGCATTAGTTATTCCATAGCCAATTGTCCAGACCCCCACTTCATCTTTATAGGCTGTGAGTTTGCATCCCTCAAAATGTTTCACTAATTTAATGCAATCATCACTAATCGTTCTCACCGCTGTTCTCATTGTCATTTCCATCACCTCCATAACTTTCTTCTAAAGAGTTGTTATTGTAGAAATCTGTTTCTGCATACTCAACCCAAATATCAGTTCCGAACATACGATTGATTTGTTCGCAAGCATTCTGCCGACTATTTAAACGACATCTTCTCATTGCGGAAACGTCACCTAAATTTAATAATACTTCATCCGTAACTAATCGTTCTCGTTTATCCGTATTACTAGAAGTGATACCTAAAAACATTAATGCTTCATTAAAAATTTTCTGCTTCATTTCATACAATTCAGGAGAAATAAATGGAACATCAGTCCTGAGAACTTTCATAGAATCCATATCTAGATTTTTGTCACCGAAAATAAAAGGTTGATTTCCGTCATACTGCATGTATAAATTCATCATAGTTAACCTCTGTTTCTCAGAAGCTTTGACAATTACAGGAGTCCTCTGTCCCTTAATATTCACGTCAATTGCCCTATCTAGTTCATATAGTTTTCTAACAAAATAATTAACACCCCATGCTGTATTAGTATGAGTATAATTATTATAAATAATTACACTGTTAGTATTATCTTTTCTATTTTGATACCCGTTTACTGCATAGGCTGTCCGTTCGATAGGATTCTGGTAAACGTCAAGTTGACCCCCTAACATACTTTGTAATGCTAAATTTCCCATGACTTCATCATCAAAATATAAGCAATACCCATCATTAAATAAACATAATTCCAGAAAACGTGGGTCAATACTGTATGGAAGACCTGTCCACTCAAACATATTTAGACCGATTTCTGTCAGTAAGTTTAAATAATGCTTATATGCCTGATTATTTAATATTGCGGTTGTTTCCATCTGTTTATTTTTTCTTCCCAAATTATCACCTCCTTTTAATGATTATTTAAAGAATAGTCACCGACTTCTGACCCTTTTTTCCAGTAGGTGATGCCGTTATCATGTATTTGTCGGATTTTTGCTAAATCATTAGCAGGTACATTTCCCCGACAATTACAACCCACGGTTTTAACATAATTCCAATGTGGTCTGCTAGTAAGGTTTGGTGTTTTAACTCTATGAGTGGCATATCCAAACATGTCAAAATAATCGTCAATAATTTTTGCAAACTGTTCTCGAATTTGAACGTTATAAAAATGAAATCCTTTTTTGCGGTTAGCAATTAACGCACTACTGGCTATAGTTCCATGCGCTTGTGGTGGCAATGTTGACCTATCATAATGCTGTGCGACTTGGTGGGCGATATTACTAATATCGCTAATGGCAGATTCTCCGCCACTAGCTCCCTTTGTTGCCACCACTGTTCCAACATCAGCTACAGTTTTTAGCCCTGTTTCGACATAGCCAACCCATCTTTCCGCACGGTTATTTGCTAACCACTGCTTATAAGTGTCAACGGACCACGAACACTGTGGAAAATTTGCTACATTTATAGCAAAATTATAATTTTCTGGTACGTTTCTATAACGAACGGGTACTAGCATAACCTCTGGATTGGCTGTCATACAGGCAACTAATTTAAAACTACAGGATTCACCACCAAAGCATTCATATTCATAATTAGCACCTGTCCCCTCACCGTTAGTAACATATAAAAAATTATAAGGATAAGTTAACACCTTTTTATTTTTAGGGGTATAACTAGCAATGGAATCCTGCTTCTTTTCCCTGAGAATATCACTTGTTATAGCCCCCGCTGACATATTTTCATCATATGCGCAGTTAGGCAACATGAAAATTGATGAAATTCCAGTCGATTTATTTGCATCAGTTACCTTTTTGATAAAGGAATTGGCATCTGAAACAGAATCAAAAACATTCATAATTAACCCGCTATATACACCCCCATAATAACCACCTCTGGCAGGTTCTAGTGATGTGTCAAAACTACAAAGCATTGCAATTTTATAGTTTTTAAAACCGTCAATGTCATCCAATTGAGTATAGATATAATCTCCTGTTTCTAGATTTTCTGGAACTAGATTATAGCCTATTACATCGTTGACAATCATTTCTCGTTCTACATAACAAGGCTTAAAAACTAAAGAAGTTAACCATGTCTGCATTACATCAAGTTCATAATAAATTTCAGAAGTCACATTATTAATGTATTCAATTCTAGTAATAAATGCATAGAACCATTTGTTACCAAAATTTTCATTCTGAAACATCATATAATTACAATCAAATAAATCGTCTGCTAATTTTTCGACTCTGATAACACCTTTGCCGTATCTCTGATAACTATTTTCCGTTAACGTGGTTTTTTCTAGACCGCTAAAGTAAGCACTTTGCGAACTAGCGTTCGCAAAGTATATTGTATCACGATAATCGTTACTAAGCGGAACATTTTTTAGGATTTTAATTATCGTGCTTGGTGCGATACTCATGACTTAGGATTAACGGTTAAAACAGCACTAATTTTATCATTCACAGCTGAAACGAATTTTCTAGTATTAGCCGTTGACTCTTCTTTAATGATTTTCATTTTTCCGTTACCTAAGTAATCAATGTTTGGTTTTTGTGCCTCAGTTTGTTCAAATTTATAATCTTTGTTGAAAAAACCCGTTCCTGTTACTTTTACCTTAATATCATATTCTGCATCTTTAATGGAAGTGATAGTCGTTGGGATAATTGTAATTCCTGTAACATCACCCTTTTTTGTATTAAATACACATGCATTAGCAAAAGGACTACAGGAAAATGTTTTCCAAGCATGATACCAATACTGCCAATATAATCCCTGTCCGTTATAATCTTCTGTAAATTCATACAGATTATCAAAAATCATAAAGAAATCTTTGTCAACTAAAATTGCAGGTAACGCTTTTAAATTCTCAATGTTTTCCGCTGAGATTTCAACATATGCAGAACCTAATAATCCCTTAAGACGCTCTGTATCCAGTTCTCCGAATGAATCGACCTGAATCCGATGCCCCATGAACTCAGCTTTGTCCATGTTAAAAGCTGTCGCTAAAACATTAACATCCATCATAGCATCAAAATTGGAAGTTGTGATAATATACTGTTCATCCTTTGGAGTATGATTATATACATGACTTTCATTGTATTTATCAGAAAGATAGACGAAGCTGTTACTCATCTTTTTTACTTCCGTCACAATATCAGTGATATTTTCTTTTGTTAACTCTGGAACTGTATGTAAATACATACGCCCGTTAATGATATTCTGTGCAAGACAATATTTCATCATTAAAAATTCATCATAATTATGTGCAGTATACATACTTTCCACAATTTTGGAAATTAAATCTGTAATACCCTGCCATGAAAGAAAAGCCTGTCTTAATTCCTGATTGGATACTGTAACTTTATAAAATTTCTGATAGTTCATGACATGGAAAGCCGAACGCACGTCTGGAATTTCCCGTTTCATAAACTGTTCTGATGCCGTTTCGGGGTCAAAGTCCTGAGCATTAGCAATATTAACAAAGATTTCCTCAATCGTTTCTCCAAATTCCATTAATCCTTTTTTAAACGCTGTCCACGGATTGTAGAAAGTTTTGGAAGTTACAATAACCCTGCCGATACGATTAAACAGAGTTGATAAAAACTCATTCTGTAACGGTTCATAAGCCATAATAGCTGTTCCGACATCCCTTAAACTCTGAATATCTGAATTTGCAAGCGGTACTGCCTGCTGATACTGTGCAGATGCACTTTTTCTAATTGCATTCACAATTTCCATACTGGATGCATTCATAACACTAAATTTTGGTAAACTTGGCATTTCACATTCTCCTTTCTATTCGAATAAATCTTCAATATCTTTTTCTTCTTTTTCTTTTTCTTCTTTTTCTTCTTTTTCTTCTTTTTCCTCTTTGTCTTCTTTTGTGATAGGTGCGGAAAAGAATCTGTCTTTGTATTTCTGTCTCCACATAGCATCATTTTCCTCATATTTGGTTTTCCAGTTTTCACCATCAGTGAGAGAGTTATATGTGTCTGTAAAATCTTCAATCAGTGTAATTGATTCATCACTCGTATCATCACCGATTTTGTTTTTAATCATTGTCATTAAATCGTCATAGCTTCGAACTGCCATTCTATTCTCCTTTCAAACTGAGTTTTTCCGTAAGCTGAGTGATTGCTAATGTGTTATTATTCACAGCGTCACCTAGCTTTTCCATTTCTGTCCTATGTCGTTCTTCCTGTTTGTTGCTCTGGTAAAATAAAGCAATACAAGCAACAACTGGAAAACCTAAAGACCCGATTAACTGAGTTACAATAGTTACATCCATATCCTACACCCTCCTTTCAAAACCGATTATATAAGTGTGCAAATCAAGTTACAATTATATTATATATGACTATCGAGAAATAGTCAATAATTTTATTACATTCTTTTTCTGTATTATATTGACTTTGTGGTATTCGTATGTTATAATGTTAATGTAAACAGATACAAGATAAACTAAAAAGGAGTGAATGAAATGAAATTTTCAAGAACAATTGTAAAAAATTATGTTGACATTATTAAAGTGTACAATGAAAATGGTGAACTGAGAACCGAGAACATGCCACAAGAGCAGATTATGACAACAAAAGAGTTGACACTCGAAGAAGCCACCAAAATTGTGAAAAAGTTATACCCAGAAGAAAATGTAATGGTTATGAGAGTAAGCTCTTTAACTCAGAAGAGAGTTATGGACTTAAAAACTTTTATCGCTAACAGTACTGTAATCGAAGAGAAAGGAGATAATTGCAATGAAAGTGACGAATGTTAAAATTAATGAAATAGAGGGAGCTGGAAGTACAAAAGCTTTTGCAACTCTCGAATTTGACAAACAGTTAGTCGTATCAGGATTTCGTATCATTGATGGTAAATCAGGTCTTTTCGTTTCTATGCCACAGAGAAAACACAATGACGAATATTTCGATGTGGTATATCCGAATAGTAAAAAAGGAAGAGAAGAATTAACGAATATTATTCTTAATGCATGTAGGGAAATTGGAATAAGTACTTTTAATTAGTTATAGGGTGCTATATGCACCCTTTTTCTAAAGGAGTTGATAATATGAATAATAATTCAGATTTATTCACAGCTAGAGGTATATGTAAAAAATTAGAAATGTCACCTTATAAAATTAAAAAAGAAAATGTGGAACTTTTCTTTTCATCGAACACTAGTGTAAAACGCTACAACATCAAAATTAAAAAATATGTTGAAGAAATAGAAAGAAAAATTGAACGAACTACAGGAATAAGTATCAGTTGTGAAATATTTGCAATGTTAAAACTTTACAAAGAAATCGAAAAAAGGGGATTTTATGTGAAAGTTTATGGTTTCGTTTATGATAATTTTAATGATATACCATTCGAAATATGTTGCTAAAAATGTTTTTATATGATATAATGAAATTGAGGATTGAAAGTTTCTATCATAAATAGATAATTGGGATGCTATAGTGTGAAAACTACCCAGTTATGTGTTGGTGTGGCTACCATTTATGAAGATATTCAATTCTCTTTATTTTTAGGGGGTGATTTTTATGACAAGAAAATATGGCGGAAAATATTGGAATATTAAAAAACTCTTGCCGTATCAAAGAAATTTCAATTTTATAAACAGTGAAAGGAATTTAGGAAAAACATATACTACAGAAATGTTTTGTGTAGAACGAGCCATTTATAAGAATGAGGAGTTTGTTTATATTGTACGCACGCAACAGGAAAAGCAAAGAGGGATTATGTTTGATGCTTTTAAAAAAGTTCTGGTTAATGAATTTTCAAATTTAGAATTTGAAGAAGAAAAAGGAACACTATTTTTATTATCCGAAGAAGAATATGAGGACGAAAAAGGAAAAATTATAACAGAAAAAACTAAAAAGCCATTAGGACACTGTATTGCTTTGTCAGAAGCTACAAAAATTAAAAAGATAAATAGACCTTTCGTAAAATGGTTAATTTTTGACGAATATATAGTTGATGAAAAGGGTTCTGCTAGTTATGTAAACGGATGGAAAGAACCAGATTTATTATTAAATATATATCACACATTAGACAGGGAAAGAGATTATATATGCTGTTTCTTTTTAGCTAATAGTATCAGTTTTTATAATCCATACCATTTGCACCCCGCTTTTCATATTCCAAAAATAGGAAAAGGAGAAATATGGAAGAGTGAAAATGTGCTCTATCAATGGGCTACCGCAACAGAACAATTAAAAAAAGAAAAAAGTAACTGTAAATTCCTAAAAATGATTGAACATACACAATATGGAAAATACGCTGTAAAAGGAGAATTTATTAACGATAGTATTTCTTTTGTAGAATCTAGACCCCCATTCGCACATTTTGCTTTTAGTATAGATTATTTAGGGAAACGGTTCGGAGTGTGGATTGATAACAATACTCGTATATATTACATTGATTTTAAATATGACCCATCATCATTATATAATTTCGCTTTAACGCAGGGAGACCATAACGAACTAACAGTATACGCAAAACGAAAGAGTAATCCTGTATTAAACGGGTTAGTAGAACAATATAAGTTAGGGCTGGTTAGATTTGTAAATATGGAAATAAAAGGTTTTGCGGAAGAAGCGATTCGTTTATTATTATAATAGCATGAAAATGCTATTATTTTTCATTTAATACTTGACATATGTATCAATATGTAGTATAATTTAATTACGAAGAAAGGAGAGATATAATGATTTGGTATATCACAATTAAAGACAGAGAAAGTGAAACCATTGTAAAACAAAATGTTGCTGTTGACGTAGTTAATAAAGGACCACGATTTCTGGATTGCCACAATGCAATTACTAATGAGTGGTTTTGCATAGATACATTTTTCAGCACCTTTTTGATTAGCAATGAAATGGTGAAAGGAGAGATAAAATAATGGTATTATTTACGAGCTTAAAAAGACACATTAATACAGATATTAAAATAAAAATTGAGTCAGAAATGAGAGGTGATATATCACTAGAAAAATTCATATTATATATGGATGAAATTGAACAGCATATAAAATGGTTATTTAAGATTGATTTTATCACATTTGAAGAATGTAATGAGTTAATTAGTAGTATAACTTGGGCATATGATATTATAGGAGATAAATAAATGGTTAAAATGTATATCGGGAAAAAGCAAATGAATATATTGTATGTTGTAGGAATGAAAGACGGAGAACAATACAAAGTCGTTTCTACTTCAATTGCGGGAATGCTAAAGAAAATTAATCGTTTTACTGGGCGTTGTTATGGCAGGAATGATATATCATGGGTGACTATAGTTGATGAAGATATATTGTAGGGGGTATGAATGATGAGCAATCTTACAAAAATTAGAAATAAATTAGCGAAAATCGCAAAAGCTACTTATAAAGAGCTTGAAAGCACGGGTAGAAACCCCCGTGCTAGAAAATCGTATAAAAGAGGATTGGAACGTACCTTTGGAAAAAGAACTAGAAGAAAACAATATAGAACATATGGAAAAGATGACATTCAAACAGGTAAAGAAATTGTAGAACTAATTAATTTTCTTTCACAAACTGTGGAAGATTTTGAGAAAGTGCCTAGATTTAAAGGAGACGTTAAAAAAGATTATCTTGAACTGATTAAAGGTGTAGAAGAAAGTAGAGAAATTAGAGCTACAAAAAGAAGAGAAAAAACAGAAAAGGGTAGGCTTGTGAATGAGAGAAACAGACTAGCGAAGCAAGCCAACCAACGTAAAAGGGAACTAGAAAAGGCTAATATTAAATTTGGTGCAGTCAAAAGTTATGATGAATTAGTGAAAGCTATTTACACGGAAAATGGAAATAAAAAGAGTAAAAGAAAAACATTCAGAGAGAATGGCAGATATGATTCTAAAATAAATCGAGAAATTCGATACTTAAAAGAATTCCTGTCTATGCCAACTTCAACAGTTGAGGGCATAACTGATAAAATATTAAATCAGATGAGAACAACAGAAATTAGATACGGTGTTAAATTTAAAGATATTGAAGACTATAATCTATTTATTAAATTTATGACAGAACACGAATATGGAAAAATATTAGGTTCTGATAGAGTTCTCAGAATGAAAGAATCTGGTTTCACTTCCGATGATTTACAAATATTATTTGACGAATATAACGACAAATTTAATAATGAAACTGTGGAAGAAGAATATCAGATAATAGCTGAAAATTTAGGTTTTTCTAGTACATTAGAAATGGAAAAATTTCTTTTCGTGAATAGAGGTAAAAATAGAAATACAACTTATAAATCACCATCTGATAGGCTCAAAGAAAGAATACGAAAAAAGGGATAGATATGAATGTATCAGGATATGAAATTTTTGAAAATATAAAAGACTTTCCCATAAATAGTATAAAACCGAGTTTCATATCCAATGGGAAACGTGGTAGAGGAAAAAGAAAGTACTATACTAAAATAGTCACGCTTGACACGGAAACTTGCATATATAAAAATAACGGTTTTATAACTGATATTTCCATGACATTCGAGGGAATTGGGACATATTATTGTAGAACTATTAACGATTTATTTAGTTTTTTAGATAGTATACAGCATAAGCTAAGCGATGGCTTAGAAAATCGTATGATTATATATGTACATAATTTATCATACGACTACGTTTTTCTAAGAAATGAACTAATATCTCATTATGGTGTTCCAATTAACTCATTGGCTGTAAAAACTCATAAATATGTCTCTATGGATTTTGGTTTTTTTGAATTTAGAGATTCTTATATTTTAACCCAAAAATCATTAGATAAACTAACAAAAGATGAAAACATCAAAGTCAAAAAAGCCGTGGGTTATTGGGATTATAACAAAATTCGTAGCCCCCATAGCGATAGAAGTTTAAAAGAAAAATATTATGTAAATGTTGACACAATTTCACTTTGCCTTGCGTTGCGTTCTGTGTTTCGCTCAAGAAAATGCTGTACAGGTGACGTTCCTCTCACGTCAACTGGTTTTATACGAAATGAATGTAGAAAAAGGAGTAGAACCGATAAAAAATGGAGATATAAATTTAAAGAGCTAGAGCTAACTTATGATGATTATCTTATTTTAAGCGAAGTTTTTCATGGTGGTTATACTCATGCTAATCGTTACTTCATTGACGTGATATGCCACGATTTATTATCATTTGATTTCGCTAGCAGTTATCCTGCCGTTATGTTATATGAAAAATTCCCAATGGAGAAATTTAAAAAAGCAAATGAAATTACAGTTGATGATATTATTGATATGTCCGATGATTTCGCTTTTTTCGGGTATGTGACAATTGCTAATCTCAAATTAGATACAAAGTCTCCAATGCCGCCTATCGCATTGAGTAAATGTAAAACGATTAAACGTGACGGTTTGATTGTGGATAATGGAAGAATTGTAGAATGTAAGTTTTTAAAAATACCTTTCTCAGACCCAGATTTAATTGCAATAATTGATAATTATTCATTTTCATACATATCCGTTAGTGATTGTAGATATGCTAGAAAAGATTATTTACCGAAATGGTTTAGGGATTATATACAAGAGTTATACTATAACAAATGTACTCTAAAAAATGTTGACCCGATTAATTATATGATAAGTAAAGGTATGCTAAATTCATTATATGGAATGTGCGCACAGAAAATACTAAGAGAAGAAATTCAAGAGAATTTTGACGATTGTACATGGAATAAGAAAATGCAAGATGAAACTGAATTTAATAAATTTTATAGTAAATCTTCTTCATTTCTTCCTTATCAGTGGGCTATTTGGGTGACAGCCTACGCCCAACGAAATTTATTCTTATTAGGAAAAAACTGTGGAACGTGGATATATTCAGATACAGACTCATGTAAGGGAACTAATTGGAATCTTGAGGGAGTTGAAAAATATAATAAAAATATTGAGAAGAAAGCTAAAAATACTGGTTATGGAATAGTAGAATATAACGGAAAGCGTTTTATAATTGGACAAGCTGAAAACGAAACTGACAAGTCAATTATAACCGAATTTAAAACGTTAGGTTGTAAGAGATATTGCTATAGACAAGATGAAAAATTACATTTAACTGTGGCAGGTGTTCCGAAAATGGCAATTGCTGAGTTAAAAAATGACATTAATAATTTCGGTAAAAATTTTACATTTCATAGTATAGTTAATGACATTGGAAATTATTATGGTAGCAATAAACTAAGACCTGAATATCATATAAAAAATGAGAGTGAATATATTGAAGTTTTAGGTGAGAAGATAAAAATTGATTCTTTTATCATATTACAACCTACAGATTATATATTAGACCAGACAATTAGATTCGATGAAAGCACAGGTCTACCTTTTAAATATGAATTTGAAGATATAAGCACATTTTAAAAATCATGCATCCTGTCCCCTACGGGGGATGGGATTTTTATCGCAATGTTGTTGGTGTATACATTAAGTTTTACCTAATATTTACATTTTATATGACTGTTCCATTATTGGTTGATGTTTACAATTTTGGAACATTTCTATTTTGTCGTTGTTGGTTTTATTTTACAATTATGGTTGTCTATGTCATTGTGGTGTTGTGTTGGAAAAAATTGGGGGAATTGGTTGGTGATGGTGAATCCTGGTACATCTAGATCG